CTAGGCATCGTCCCAAGGATTGCTGCCGGATGCAGCTTCGTCAATATCGTTGGCTTCATCTGCGCTTGGTTGATGCGGCAGACGGCGAAAATATTCGGAAAGCTCAGTTACGGCATAAACCAAGCGGCCGGCCGAAGCCATGCGAGGACGAGGCATCGTCCCGGCCGTTACCATTTTGTCGAATGTGCTTGGCGAGACGCCAACGAGTTCCGCCGCCTGCTCTCGATTGACGCCGAATGGCGGCAGCGACGTGGGAAGAATATCGATCGTTCTGGTTCTCGCCATCACGACTCGCTCTTCTTTTTTTCGGCTAGGTATTGAGCCGGGTCTATTTTCTTCACGGCGGAAGCAGGTCCAAAAGTACCTAGTTTTTTGTCGCGATAACGTCCTTCGGCTTCGGAATCGAATTTCGCTGCGCCGACAGTTCTCACCCACCCAACGGCATTCGACGCGGCAACGCGTTGCTCAGTCGTCAGCTTGTTGTTTTTTTGCCGCTTTGTTTTGTCTTTTTTGACCTTGGCGAGCCATTTGTGCTTTTTAAGAAGCTCTCGCTGGATCCTCAACAAAATCGGAAACATTGATGCCGATTTGTCTTTCGGAAACTTGATCTCAAGTTCTGCCAGCCGGCACGCAACGAATGCCGCGTGTCTTGCAGATTTGAAGGAACTCGTATCCGCGTGTTTCCCATCTAGGTATCGGCGAAGCGCTGCAAGCTCATCAGGGAATTCAAACATACTCATCTCCAACTGACCAATATACGCCAGCCCCGGTTTCCCGGGACTGGCAGTTTGTTTCGGTCTTCGGAGTGCCACGATTGGCGAATGGTATTTTAGTGCGAGCGGTTAAACGGCGGTTGGCTTGATCGCGTCTTTGGCAGCTTGCTCAAGGCATTGGCCGAATGTCCAATCTGGATGCTTGTCCCAATAGGGGGCTGCAACCTTTTCCGCCGTTTCCATTTCAAAGGCAACTTCGCCTATCGCGCTCTCCTTTTTACGCCGGTTCTCAACGGCCTTGCGGAACTCAAGTCGGGAGAGCGAAAGTGTCAGTTTGATTTTGGCGCCGTCGTCATCGACCGATACGGTGCCAGGAAGCAGAAGGAAGTTGAAACCGAGCTGCTTGTCGTCGCGCGCCTTGATCGCACTCTTCGCTATGTTGTTCGCTGCCTCGCGCAGATCTTTGGTGATTGTTGCGATGCTGGTGCGTTTGCGGTCTTCGCGGCTGATCTTATCGTATATGGCCGGCGCCAGCGTGCGAGCATTGAAACCGTCGCCAGACATGGTTGCTTCAACTGTCTCGTTGATGATGTTGGAATATGCGGTCATGCGGATGCTCCTTTGCGCTCCCATGCGCGTGCGAAGTTTTCAAACCATTGTGAAACTGTGAGAAGGTCCGGCACATCGACGGCGTGGTCGAGCGTTCGCGGTACTGATGCCGCCATTGCAGCAGGATCCGGAAGAGCCTTGACGAGTTCGGTGGCTCTGATGACCTGCATGATGTTCGCCCGGTCTTGCTGCGTACCGAATGCACGCTGCATGTCGGCGGCGCGTTCGGCCGTTACGAGCTCAGCGGCAGGCATCGCCTGCACTTCGTCGTAAAGGGCCTTGGCGCTGTTCAGTGCTTCCACGGCCTTCTGAAAACCGGGATCGTTGGCAAGGTCTTCTTCCGTGATTTCATCATCCGACGAATTTCGTCGGCAGTCAGCCTGGAGCGAGGTACGCATATTGTGCGTATCGTCATCAACCGTTGTGCCAACTTCCGGGGTGTCGGAGTTTTGCGACGTTGTCGTAAAACTTGAGTGCTGCACAGGTTTGCCGATGGCCGCTGTGTTCATCGTGGCAGTGGTGCCATGACGAGTGGTGTATGTGCGTTCTGACTGGGGAAATTCCCCAGTTAGATTAGAGGCACGTGCAGAAGACACTGTTTTGTGGTCAACGCCGCATCTCTTCGCAATTTCCCGGTCGCTCCACGTCGACCACTCCGCATCCTGTAAAAGGGTCGATACCGCACGCCGCTTGTCTTCATTGGTGCGGCGCAGTCCGTGAGAGGCATTGGCGCCGACGCTGAAAAGGATAGCATCCCGGCGCGTGCCTTGGTGGACATCTGCGATGACGCGTTGCGCGCCGGTTGCCTTGAGCGCGTGGTAGCGGTGAAAGCCATCCGCCAGCCAGTAAGCTTTCCCATCGTGGAAAAGCACGATCGGCGGAAATACAGCGCCGTTGCGCATCGCGTCGGCATAGTCGGCAACAACGGCCGGAACAACGCTGGCGCGGGACTGTGTGCCGCCGTCGATGCTGATCGAAGCCAGTGCAATGTTGTTCGCCGGAATCTTGTCGTTGGAGACAAATTCGATAACCATCATTCTTCTCCCCAAACAAAGCTCGTGAGACGGCGCGACGGAGAAATGACGGTTTCACTGCTGATGGTCGCTGATGATTCAGCAACGTTCATTGTGTTGGAAATGATTAATCCGGAAAGACCCAAAATGAGGAACGCTTTGTGTACCTCGATAGAAACATTTTCTTCCCCGGCTTGAAACTCCTCCATGACATGAGAGAGAAGTGCGTCGAATCTGACTGGCTCCATTCGGCAAGCAAGAAAACGTAGCGTTTCTGCGAGAATTGCAGCTCTGGTTTCCGGGGCCATTATTTCACCTTCGAATTCGAGATTCATGCGGCATCCCTCGTGCGCGCGGCGTCAGTCTCAGTTGGTGCATGGGCTCTGCCCATACCCGCAAGGAACTTCGTCCCTTGACCCAAAGCACTGGCTTCGCCAGCGCTGTTGTCATCGTGCTCTTCCTCGTCATCGCCAAACAGCCACGCCCCGATTGCTGGAGCGACCAGTTTTGCTTTTGAGGGGTCGATAACGGGAAAGGATGGTGTTCCGGCTTTCATGGTGGATGTCCGTCGTACATCTGCCTCGGATTGGTCCGCATAGGCCTTTGTTTCGTCTTCCGTGTCGAAACGCCCCAAATCCATGGTTACACCCATGGCCTTGATCGTTGCGCGCCATTTTAAGCGACCACGGTCAAACCGAACGTGAGTGGAAACGCTGACGGAAGATGAGGATTTTAATGGTGAAGATTCCACCAGTACGTTGCGCGCGCGATCTATATATATGGCTGGTGAATTTTCTTCTTCGGGACCAAGTGACATTTTGTCACCTAAATCGGGTTCTGAATTGAGTGACATTTTGTCACTTTGGTCCCATTCCTTTGCGGACATGATGCTCTCCTTCGTGAGAGTAAAATCCTGATTGATGGAAAGGGTCACAAGATCGGCCGGCCGACCCCTTTTTGCGTAAGCCACTTGCTTCGACTTGGAGAGCACCATCAGACGCTCCAGAGTGGCCATCGATCGGATAACCGTCCGACGGGATAAGCCCGTCTTGTTGGCTACATCTTGCTGCTTGATTTCAGCCACCCCAACGTCATCGGCAGAGCGGGACAAAACCTTCAGGATCGCCATCAGCGTTCTGTCGGCTATGTCCTGTCTCTTGAGCCAAGCCGTAGCGATCGAGCTCATCAACGACCACTTTTTAAAAAGTCGATTACCTGGCGGCTGATTTTCTGAACGAAATCATCGTCGGCGTCCTCAAATTCCGCGAGCATTTTCTCAAGCAGGGCCGCCGCTTCAAAATTGCACGTGATCGCGAATTTCCCATCAACGATCATTTGCCAGTTGCGGAGAAACTGGGGTTCGAGCTCTGGCTTCCAATCAGCCTCCATTGCGCGATCGAACGCCAGCGCCTCGAGAAGGGTGGTCGGTGGGGTAAACGTTGCCGGAGTAGACGGTCGCGCTGGATTTGCGTGCACGGCAGTGCTATGAACATGTTTGTTCATCTTCTTTGTCCTTTGGATAGGTGAAGGGTTGATCCACGGTCCGGAAGCGCGCCAACGCTTGCCGGACCATTATTTTTGGGGTGGAGCTGATTGCCTCACAGACAATCTCCACTCAAATTTGCGCCGCGTCTGTAAGGAAAGCGATCAGCTTGCGACGGGAGGCTACCCAACGACCGCCAACCTTTTTGGCGGGGAGTTGATTTTTCTCGAGTAGATCAAACGTGACGCGCTCGGTTCTTTCTATAATTTTCGCAATCGCTGCGCCGCCCCAAACGAGGTCGGAGCTGTTGATATGGTCGGTGTCCTGGTCGGACATGCCTACTCCTGTAATTTGGAAAAAACTGCAATCTACGTGATGGCTAGTAGCCATGCGTTAACTATGGCTACTAGCCATCATTGTGTCAACTGAAAAAATGTGGCTAGTAGCCATCATGACAGACAAGAAATCTATTCAGCCGCAAGATAAGTACGTCCTACGCCTCCCTGATGGGATGCGTGAACGGATAAAGTATGAAGCTGACCGCTATGGTCGCAGCATGAATGCCGAAATTATACATCGTCTTGAGTCGACGCTGATACATTCTCCTGAGAAGGTACAGGAGTTGAAATGGGAGGCTGAGGAGCAGGCTGCCGAGATATCCGAGCTAGAGCAGACGATTGTTGAGAAGGATGATGAGATTGAGCGCCTTAAAGAACAGATGACGTTCTACCAAGGAATGAACAAATCTCTCTCTGACATAGTACAAACCGTTATTGCACGTGCAGACATTGAAGCTGCGGCTGCGGCTGGTATGCGTGACCAACTGGAGCGATTTAAAGATAGCGAGTGATGTTATTACCGGTGCGATCCTTCTTAATCCCGGAAATTCCGGGATTAAGGGACGGCTAGGACCATCTTGGGTGGCTGTTGCAAATGCCCTGATGCTATTTGGAGCGTCGTAGACTTGCCTGCCGTCGCGACAAGAGACAATTCGCGTGATCAAGGACGGAAAAGCGGTCGTCTAGATTCAGTTTGCGCATAACCTCAACAACATCTCTGATCTCTTCCGACAACGAAGTCTGAACCACCGGCAGTCCGACTTCGTTGCCGGTGACGTCATGGTAAAGAGCCATAATCTTGGCCGTATGCCGGTCTGGACGCAATTTTTTTGAGAGCCATTTGCTCACCGTCGATTGGTTTACGCCCAGTGCAGAAGCAATCTCGTTCTGGGGCGAGATGGCTCCTTTTTGACGATAATGCGCCTCGATCTCGCGAAGCATGTCTAAAGTATCGTGGCTCATGTTCCGCATCATACCTGCCATCTGTACACCCTTTGACTAGGCGATTCTTGATGAGGTTCCAGCGCACCGCCCTTCGAGAAATGCCGCTGGCAGACATCGTCCGGATTTCGGACGATCTTGCGACGACGAATTTCGGCGGCAAAAACCTTAAAGAAATCAAAGAGAATTCAGCTTTGAATTCTCCGGAGCGACTGGAGCGCTCTGCTAACGATATCCCTTTGGGTGAAACTGTTGAAATTCCTTCAGCGCGGCTTCGCGCCGGCTGTCGATATAATCAGCAAGATCCTGAATGTAGATCCCCTTTTGGCACTTCTGGGATGTTTCCGCTCGCACGACCGGTATCGCAATCTCGCCAGCGCTGACTTTCCGGAGAAACTTTTCGGGCGTTAGGTGGCTGAAGTAAGCTGCGCAAACGTCTTCGACGGGAATGACAGCCTTGCCGCCGTACTGGGCGAACAACAAAAAAGCGGTCGAGAACTCAGAATCTTTCGTGATGATTGACAAGGCGCGGCTCCGAAGTAATGGGTTGATCGCCCTACCTGTCAGCTTTTATGCCGCCTCGCCAGTCGCGGAAAAACGCACCGTTTATTCCAATTGGAATATCTTCAAGTTTTCTCCAAGTGATTGCACGAAAAAGGAAAATTCCATCTGGAATATTGCCTCCAAATCAATTCGACTATCCACAAAAAAATAGTATCCATGCCCGTCGGGGGTACGGATTGAATCCGTACCCTTCCCATCATCGTCAAAGCGACGCATATCGTCGTTTAGGGCAGGGGTCTCTTGAAAACCCAAGACACCGTCGCCCACCAGCGTCTCGGCAATCTTGGGACAGCCGCGCTTGGTGACGAGATAGGCTTTTGGCGTACGAGGGGCGAAAATACCGCTGAAGCGACTGGCGACGAATTTCGTCGGCAGTCAGTTCAAAGAAATCTTCATCGATTTTGAAGCGATCACGATGCTTTGGGTATGTACGGCCGACAGTCCCATCTGGTCGCTCTCCGGTGAATCCCATTGCAGGGAGCGTGAACGCATCGCGATTAGACAACGACGAGAAGGGTATATGCTCAATATACACCCTTGGCGGAGAGCAGGATCTGCATACGGTTTCGGAGGGATGAAGGTAGGTTTACGGGGTGGCTAGCCAGCCGATTGCCTCACATCTCCCGGAGATCGGCGTACGCCGCGATCCAGCGATATGATCGACAAAGTGCATGGTCGGCCCAAGGACACGGCTCGAAAGCGCTTCAATGACAACCTAGTGCGCTTTGTGGAAGGGGAGGACTACTTCAAAGTCAGCGCGTCCGAAATACGGACGCACAAAATCCTCGATATTTCGCCTAAGGCGCATGAAGATTTCACGTTCGTGACGAAGCGTGGCTATCTCAAGATTGCCAAGACCCTCGGAGACGACAAGGCCTCCATTTGTGATCGAAGGCATCCGGAACGCAAGCGGTACGATCATGTCATGAGAGACATCAACAGGCTTCCCCAGATCAGGGGAAGCCTCAGAAGGAGTACCGTCGTGTGGGCGAGGGTGTCTTGGGTTTTAAAGAGCCTCCTTCTACGCACCGCAGAACGGCCAAATCTATCACGCGTGCTCTGACGATTTCAGGCGACGCAATTTTGCGTCGTTTAAAATCAACGGTTTGAGCGTGCAGAGAAATTCCGCATTTCGCTTCGAAAATCATGAATTATAAAAATTAATTCGGCACTGATCGAGAGCACATTTTTACTTACAGGCGTAAGCCTTTTCCGTAGTTTGTGAAAGAATCAACAAAAATTAAATCAAGTGCCATTGTTGACGGTTTCGAAATTCCAGACTCAAATCATAGCCGAATCTGATGGTTCCACTGAGAACCGAATCACTTCCAGATAGACGAATTCACAGCGAGAGCGGGGCGGCGGATGGGGCCGGGGTTGATCACCTGGTTGCTATGAGGCCGCCCCATATTATCCCTCTCGTGATGTTCGATCCCGCGTCCGGCGGTGTCCGGGCCAACAACGGAGAAAGCGCATGAACGCTCCCATCTGCACGGCGAAATTCAAACTCACCAACCGCGTTGAAAATCAGGCCGGCTTCACGCTGACATTCGAACCTGTTACGTCTGGCAGCCCGGAGAACAATCAGTTCTTCAAATACACCCCATGGGGTAAGTTGGAATTGGGCACGATCAATGCAGAAGCCGCCAATGGTTTTTTCGTTGGTGGCGAGTATCTCTTGCCCTTCGTTCCGGCCGATTGAGAATCCGTCATCTATGCCTTGTCACGCGAGATTAGGGTGACGATTCTGTTAGAGGGCCGTGCAAACGGTGGCGCCTGGAGGACAGTCTACCTCAGACCCTTCGGATGGAGGGGCTGATTGATACGTCGTTTCCCCGAAGCTTCTCACATATTGCCCCTGATATGGCTCGTCATCGGAAAGGTTTGCTTCCATCGTTGGCTTGTTGGCTGAAGGTGTTGTGTATGTGGTTTCGCGGGTATTGTCGGTACCGCAGCCGATAAGAAAAGCAATCGGCAAAAATAAAGCCAGTTTGTTCATCCCATCCCCCAAGTTTAGTTGCTGGTAGAATGCTCCGCAAAGTCGAAAGAGTCGAGAGTGTGGCCTTATGAACATTCGCTCGATTAGCGCGAGGCATATTCCCGAAAGAATATCTGATCTGAAGTGCCCTCAAAGCGCGTTGCCTTTCACCTTATTACTTTGACCTCAACCCGTTTTTCTCTTGAAGAATCAGTCTGGCCCTCAGCCTGTCGCCTTTTGCAATCGACCGTTCCAGTAGTTTGAGTTGGTCATCGCTCCACTCCACCACCGATGGCGGAACTCCGGCGCCAGCGCCCGGGACTATAGTTGGTGAAGACCTCATCCTCCGGAGTTCAAACATAACCTCACTTAAACCGTCTTCGATGTTTTGTAAGCGCACATTATCTGTTTCTTTCTTGATCGGTTTGGCATCCGGCAACTCGATTTTAGCGTATTCCGACTGAAAATCTGGCCACCATTTTGCAAACACGCGGTCTAGCTGGGGTTGGTCGAGTGGCTTAGCGCAGTATGAATTTATCTGTGCTAGCAGGTCTCGCATTTCTTCGTGGACTGGGCGAACGTACTGAAATTGAGTGAGTGGAGATTTGGCGGCTTCGAAGTTCTCTACGCCGCAAAGGAGAGGTGCAACAACACCCTTGACACTCTTTGAAAGGGCCCCTGCTTCAAACAGGATCCATGGGGCGTTGACGTTGGTCTTTGTCACAACAATGATGCCGAAATCGATCTCCGACAAATTACTCGAGACAGAAGCCAGCCAACGCTCGCCCTTGCCAATATCTTGTGATGATACGTAGACGTCGGCATCCTGAAGTACGCAAGGTATCCACGACTTTAAAAGTTCGGCGATGAGTTTACTCTCTTCGCCTGACCAACTTGCAAAAATACGCATTTTGCCCCCGAGACTGTACACGGACGCAATGAATAGCGCTTTGTTGTCTCGATCAAGGAAAAGCGATCAATATCGTTAATCTAGGTGGGATTTCGTTGCAGAAGGGCGATGATCGTGGCGTTCGCAGAACGCGCGCGGTTTTACATTTATTCATATACCGCGTTCGGAGGAGGTTGAATATTATCCCACCGTTCTGCGATCCCCGCGCATGCAGCGTCGATATTCTTGATCCGTGTCAAGGAGTTTGTCGGTGCGGCGATGACTGCCCCTGAATAGCAGTCGATGGTTACACATAACTTCAATTCCGGATCACCACCCTCTTCGTCATCAAGGAAGCCCAGATACGCAAACAAAAAAGCAGATTGCCACTCGGCTATCTCAGTTTTGAGTGGCTTGCCCTTTGCATAGCGTAGGGCGGCCAAGCCTGTTTTGATTTTATTAGTTGCAGTCTTCCGTCTTAACCTCATCGCGATATCCGGCGTTATCTTTACGCCGTGCCGCTCGATCGGCGGGCATTGTCCTGGTGATTGGCGATCCGCAGCGGGAAGTTCAAGGATGCCCGCTACCTTCACGAAGCGGTCGATATAATCGGCATTATGATCTAATACATCACGTCCAAAGTCGTCATCAGCCATCCGAGAACGAAGATTATCAGCCTCAGCCCTTAAAAGGTCTACGGTGGCGATGTCGCCCCGCAGGTAACGGCTCACCTGCAGTTTTGCGTCGTTGTGCTGGACCACGCGAGCAATCGATTGGAATTTACATCCTGTCAGGATTGAACGTCGTGCTACATCGCTAGCACCCATATAATCTGCAAGATATCTTGCCGAAATTTGCGGTTGTTTTACCAGTCTGTGCGTTTTCTTAGGTTCGGCCAATGATTCGCCCTCAGTAGGAGACAACCTAGGATGGATGAACTTTACTTTTCAGTAAATACTGATCAGGAAACAACACTATGCTTGGCGCCGCTTTCAGACAGGCAAATTGCTCTATCTGGCGAAGAGATTGACGACGCTAGTGGATATTTTCTGTTTGAGCGAACCGGCAACGGTGACGCATCAACGATAAACATCCTTGCACGAGTGACGTCTATCGACGCTGTTGAGCGGATGAGGACAATGCTGGCCTTGGCATAGATCCCAGACCACCAACGAGCAGGAGCGGGAGAAGAGGGGTGCTAGGGTGCGGTGTTTGGTGCCGGTGACAGCTTGTACAGGGTCGCTGGACCTTGGGTTATGTCCCTTTGAAAACCAAGTAACGAGAACCATCGAACCAGTTGGGGATGCGTTCCGTAACTAACGGCGACAATCGGCTTGTTGCCGTGAACAACCTGAATTTGCTTGATGTGCCTGCGACTGAAACGAACGAATTTTTTCTCGAAGAATTCGGGAGTGGCGGCGAAGCTGGTGTAGACCTCACCATCAAGTGTTTGCCAAGCGATGATAGCAACAGGATTGCCGCCATAAGTGAGTGCGTGGGCGTCTCCGGCGACCACCCATTCTCGAAACATGTCCTTCACCTTACGAGGATTGTAACCGGCGGTGATATACTCCGCCGTCAATCGTTCGTCGCTGTTCCTAAAGACCTTTGCTAGGTCGCCGGTTGTTGCCTTCCTGTACTCCAACGCCATCCCCCAAGCTTATGCCATTACTCAAATTAAGCGTTTGTGGCCGCGGCCTGTTGAATGCCTCTGTCAATCTTTGCGGTTAGAACAAAAAGGAAGTTCCCTAATGCCTCAGCGAATTCGACGGACTGTTTAGCCTCGTCGGGTGAAACGTGCGGCTTCTCCGCATCAGAATGTCGGGGCCTATTAGATCCAAGACGAACAGAATGAGCCCAGTCAGCCATGCCTTTAGTTAAGAGGTTATCCGATAGGGCTTTATCGATCCTTACGTAAAGTGATCCTTCAATGTAACCTTTTGCTTTCAGCATGGCATCCACGGCACTACCAGACATAACAGCTGCGGCATCGGGTGCATGTTGGGTCTCGTAGGCCTGCTGTAAAAATACGCGAGCAATTTGTGGTAAATCTTCGTGGGCCTGCTTCGGTGTAGGAAAAATTTGCCCAGCTAGATAGTCTTTTTGCCGTCTGTTTCCTTGGACGCAGACGATTGCGCCGCAAGATTGGCAGCGATAAGTCGCCCAATATTGCGGGGCTCCACCATCGGTGCGAGCTGTGGGACCGGCGCTGGCCCATGTACATGTAAAAAGCGGCTGCGCAACACTACAGTGTGGGCATCGGGCAAGGCCCACCAATTGAGGGCCCATGCAACTCTGTCCATTATGAGAGTTTGTACTTTGTTGCGTCGTTACCTCTGTCATCCGCGACTCGCCGTTGCTCCATTCTGAATTTGAGCGAAGGAGATCAAACTTGGCGTGCGTCGGCAAGAGAAGTAGCTTTCAACGTTAAGTTTTACACAGCCCCGTCAGAAATGGTGGGGTTTTTCTACGGCGGTGGCGAGAGGGGTGTGATGGCAAAACTGAAAACCATAAGGCCACAGATCGCAACTATCAAACCGCTAATAGGCAGAGCACCGGGCGATGAGCAAGAGCGTAACCGGAATAGGCAAACGGCGGAGCCGTGGCGCAAGTGGTATCAGCTGGCAGAGTGGAAGCGGCTGCGCGCCCAGACATTCACCCGAGATCACTTCACCTGCCAGATGGCAGGATGCGGAAGGATTGAGGTAGATACCTCGAAGCTGATCTGCGACCACGTCACACCTCATAAGGGTGACCGGGATCTGTTCTTCGATGCGTCGAACCTTCAGACGCTTTGCAAACCTTGCCACGATACAGTCAAGCAACGAGAGGAACGGTCGCGAGGCCGTTGGTAACGATGGCACGAGACTGCGGTGAGATTATCGTTGACGGTTCTGAGCTTCTCTCCCGTCTCCGTATCGGAGTGAAGATGCCTCGCATGTTCGGTCCTCGTATGACTGTTGCCACATGGCTCTTTCAGTTGGCCGGTTTGGTAAGCGGTACGAACATCGTTGTCGAAGTCGATGACGACCTGACCGATCAGGCAGGCGCCTAGGTCATTCGGCAGGCAGGGGGGCGGTCGAAAGTCTGGAAGGCCGCCTCCCTCCGCACCCGCGCCCCCCTCATCGGCATATTATTTTTTTGGAGTGTAATTTTCAGCCATGGCCGGAAACAAAAATAGCGGTCGTTCCGAGTTCCAGCCCACGGACGAGGACCGCGAGAAAGTGCGCGTTCTCAAGGCCTGCGGCATGTCGAACGTCGGGATTGCTGATGTTATCGGGGTTTCCGAGCCTACGCTTCGCAAGCATTTTTCTTTGGAGCTCGATAGGGCGACCGCAAAGGTCCGCGCTGAGCTGCTTATGGCTCGCTATCGGTCGGCAATGGGGGGCAACGTCTCTGCCCAGAACAAGATGATCGAGCAGGTCGCGGCAGTCGATGCACAGGCCAAACGGGCTCCCGAAAAACAGGAAAAGAAGCCGAAACTCGGCAAGAAGGAAGAGCAAAAAGCCGCGGCCCAGGCAATAGGCGGCAAATTCGCACCTCCGTCCCCTCCAAAGCTGGTGGTTGATAATCGCTAATGAAATGGTCGACGGCTTGTCTTGATTGGCGAGAGCGTATCGTCAAAAGGCAATCGCTCATCCCGTTCTCTCCGTTGTTCCCAGACGAGGCAGAGGCAGCGCTAGAGGTCTTCAAATCGCTGCAGGTGGTTGATCTACCCCAGCGGTACGAAGAGGCCACTGATAGCTACCGACATCCGACGTTCGGTGAGGTCAGCGAAGAGTTCGTTTTCGATTTCGTAAAGGCCGTTTTCGGCGCTTACGATGCCGGATCAGCAACTAGGCTGGTTGAAGAATTCTTTCTCCTCATCAGTAAAAAGAACGGAAAATCTACGATCGTTGCCGGGATAATGCTGACCGCGCTAATTCGCAACTGGCGGCACTCGGCGGAACTGATGATCCTGGCACCGACCCGCGAAGTAGCTGACAACTCGTTCAAGCCCGCTGCCGACATGGTGAAAGCGGACCCAGAGCTTTCGGATCTGCTGCATGTTCAGACGAACCTGAAAATGATTACACATCGCCTAACGTCGGCGGTGTTGAAAGTGGTGTCAGCAGATTCCACCACATCCGCGGGAAAGAAGGCAGCATTCGTTCTAGTTGAAGAACTTTGGTTGTTTGGCAAGAAATCAAACGCGAGTGCGATGCTTCAGGAGGCGACAGGCGGGCTCATATCGAAGCCGGAAGGCTTCATCATCTACGTAACCACGCAATCTGATAGCCCGCCTGCTGGCGTCTTCAAGGAGAAATTGGATTATGCCCGGTCGGTGCGCGATGGAGAGATTGCCGATCCTAACTTTCTACCGGTGCTGTATGAGTTCCCGGAGGAAATGATCAAGTCAAAGGCCTACCAGCGGCCCGAGAACTTCTACGTGACAAATCCCAATATGGGCCGATCCGTCCGCAAAGAATGGCTCGAACGCAAGCTCGCGGCGGTCATAGGCGGACAGGATGAGGAGGGAGACACGATCCAGACTTTCCTAGCCAAGCATCTGAACATCGAGATCGGAATGAACCTCCGATCCAACCGGTGGCCGGGCGCTGATTTCTGGGTCGCCAAGTCTGACGGTAGCTTAGATTTGGAAAGCATCTTGAGCCGGTCCGAGGTGATCGTTGTCGGAATCGACGGCGGTGGCCTTGATGACCTTTTCGGCCTGACCATTCTAGGGCGCGAGAAAGGCTCTCGCAACTGGCTGTCTTGGTCGCATGCATGGTGCCACAAAGGAGTTCTCGAGCGGCGAAAGTCGATTGCGTCGAAGCTGAACGACTTCAAGCGCGATGGCCTTCTTACGATCGTTGATGACGAGCTGAAGGACATCTCGGAAATCGTAGAGATCATTTCCGACATCAAGGCGCGTGGGATTCTGGCTTCCGTCGCGGTTGACCCGGCAGGGCTTGGCGAGATGATAGAGGCTCTCGCTGAAATCCAGGTGACACAAGAGGCGGGAAATCTCGTTGGCGCCCCGCAGGGCTATGCGATGATGAACGCCATCAAGACGGCCGAACGTAAGCTGGCGAACGGCACTCTGCGGCACGCGCCATCTGCGCTCATGGACTGGTGCGTGTCAAACCTCAAAATCGAGCCGACAGCAACGGCTATCCGCGCCACCAAGCAGAATGCCGGTGACGCAAAAATTGACCCCGTGATGGCGCTCTTCGATGCCGTAACGGTGATGAGCCGAAATCCGGAAGCACCGGGGGCGGGAATGGACGATTACTTTCGAGAGATGGCAGGTGGCTAGTGAATCCTTTCCGCAGACTTGCGTTCAAGGCGGCCTCGACGGTGGCGCGAATGCTGTCGATCGAGAACACGGACGGTTGGTATGCGTCAGGAATGGGCGATGCTGGAGAGCCGGTAACGGACTCCAGCGTTCTTTCAATCTCCTCGGCGTGGGCATGCATTAATTTGCTGTCTGGCACCATCGCCAGCCTTCCATTGATGGTCTACCGGCGCGACGCAAAGGGTGTCCGGGAGGTTTACCGGGATCATCCATTGTATCGGTTGCTTCACGACAGCCCGAACTACGATCAAACGGCCGTGGATTTCTGGGAGTTCATGGCGGCCTCAATCGAAATGAGAGGCAACGCCTACGCGCGGATTGAGCGAAACAGCCGGGGCATTGCCTCGTTGATGCCGGTCAATCCCGCCTTGATGGGAGTTCGGAGGCTCCAGAACGGCTCAATCGAATACCGCTGGTCGCAAGATGGACGATATTTCGTCGAGACCGACAAGACCATACTGCATATTCGCGGATTTGGCGGAAATCCCCTCGGAGGAATGTCAACGCTGCATTATGGGCGCCATACCTTCAGTCTGGCGCGCGCCGTCGACAAATCGGCGTCTTCGACTTTCAAGAATGGTATGCGCCCCTCGGGCGTGCTGACTTTTGAAAAGTGGCTAACACCAGAGCAGCGTGAACTGGCGGAAGAAAAACTGGCGTCGAAGTTTCAGACGACCGCCGACACCGGCAAGCCGATGATCCTTGAGGGCGGCACAAAGTGGGAGCAACTGACCCTTGCCCCGGAAGATGCCCAGATGCTGGAATCCCGTAGCTTTTCGGTGGAAGAGGTTTGCCGGTTCTTCGGCGTTCCGCCTTTCATGATCGGTCATACCGAGAAAACGACCAGCTGGGGATCCGGTATCGAGCAACAGACGCTGGGTTTTCAGAAATTCACCCTGCGTCGCCGCCTGAAACGCATCGAGCAGGCCATTGAAAAGCAGCTGCTGACCGCTGCTGATCGTGCAGCTGGCGTTTCCGTTGAGTTCAATCTGGAAGGATTGCTCCGCGCCGATAGCGCCGGTCGCGCCCGGTTCTACCAGCAGATGACTCAGATCGGCGCCATGACCATCAATGAGGTACGCGACCTCGAAAACCTGCCGCCTGTCGATGGCGGCGACATTCCTCGCATGCAGATGCAGAACAAGCCGATTTCCGAGATCGATGAAGAAGCCGTGCGTCAACTGATCGCACAAGAGAGGGAGCAATCTCAATGACCACGCTCATGAAGTTTGGAACCGCTTGCCTCTCCATCAAGGAAATGAAGGAAAGTGGCGAAATCGAGGGATACGGTTCCACGTTCGGTGGCGAGCCGGATAGTTATGGCGATGTCATTGCGCCTGGCGCGTATAGTGAATCCCTCGCAACTCACAAATCTGCCGGCACCATGCCGAAGATGTTCTGGCAGCACGATTCTCGCGAACCGATCGGTAAATGGTTTGAGGCGAAGGAAGATGACAAGGGTCTGTTCCTTCGTGGCAAGCTCAACATGGGTGTCCAGAGGGCGCGAGAGGCCTACGAGCTTCTGAAGGCTCGCGATATCGACGGCCTGTCCATCGGTTACCGCATCAAGGAATATTCCGTTGACACGGATACTGGCGTTTGGACGCTTGAGAAAATCGACCTGAAGGAAGTTTCCATCGTGTCGATCGGTGCCAACGACAATGCCACCGTCGCGAGCGTCAAGGCCGCAAAGGCCGCTCACGAATTAACAGATCGTCTGAAGTCCGGGGACCGGCTGACAGAGCGGGAATTCGAGGTTTGGCTCAAGGGATTGGGCTTTTCGAATTCACAGGCGGAGCGTGCCGCGCGCGTCCACCTGAAAGGGCAGGGGGATCCTGCCGTTGCGGACCCCGGAACCGCGTTCATGCAGGCACTGCTGCGCGAATAATCTTCACAGCCATACGAGGCACACCATGAAAAAGAAAATCTATATGCTGGCATCCGCCGGCATTCTCGGCGCTATGACCGCGAATGAGCGCGCCGCAGGCCGCTATCTTCGCGATGGCGGCGGTCATCCTGAAAACAAGTCGGCGGAACAGCTTGCCGGCGAAGTCAAAAAGCAGTTTGACGCCGCTATCGACAAGGTCAAGCAGCTTGCCGAAGAGGCGATCGGCAAGGCCAAATCGGGCGAAGAGCTGTCGAAGTCGCTCAAGGAGAAGGCAGACGAGGCGCTTCTCAAGATGAACGGTCTCAGCGAGCAGGTGTCCGAGATGGAACAGAAGCTTGCGCGTGCGGATCTCGGCAGTCGCGACGGGGAAAAGACCTTCGGTCAGCAGTTCGTCGAAAGCGAAGAACTGAAGGCTCTCGCCTCTGCCCCCCGCAGCGGCGCTTCCGCCAGCATGCCCGTGAAGGCCGATATCACCACGGCGACGACCAACGCCGCCGGCTCGGCCGGCGCTGCCATTTCGCCAAACCGCCTTCCCGGCGTCCTGGAGCTTCCGCAACGTCGTCTGACTGTGCGCGATCTCCTGACCCCCGGTAATACCGACAGTCCGGTTATCGAATATATCCAGGAGACCGGCTTCACCAACAACGCGGCGCCTGTTGCGGAAGGTGGTTTGAAGCCGAATTCCGATATCAAGCTTACCGACAAAACGGTATCGACCAAGGTGATTGCGCACTGGTTCCGCGCATCCAAGCAGATTCTGTCGGACTTCCCGCAGATCCGCTCCATGATCGATGGCCGGCTCATCTATGGCCTCGCCATCAAGGAGGAGAGCCAGCTCCTTAACGGCGATGGCACCGGCGACAATCTTCTGGGTCTCATTCCGCAGGCGACCGCCTTCGCTGTCCCCGCCGGATATACCAGTCCCACGCCGATGACCTCGATCGATGTCCTGCGCGTCGCGATGCTTCAGGCTGCCCTGGCTGAGTTCCCTGCGACCGGTCACGTTCTGAACGATATCGACTGGGCCGGTATCGAAACCCTGAAGGATGGCGAAGGCCGTTACATCATCGGCAATCCACAGGGCACGCTGCGTCCGACCCTCTGGGGGCTTCCGGTGGTCGCCACTCAGTCCATCGCCGTTGGCAAGTTCCTGACCGGCGCCTTCCGTCTGGCGGCGCAGATCTTCGACCAGTGGCAGTCCCGGATCGAGGTCGGCTTCCAGAACGATGACTTCGTTCGCAACAAAGTGACGATCCTGGGCGAAGAGCGTCTTGCTCTGGCTGTCTATCGCCCGGAAGGCCTGATCTACGGCAACGTAGCTCCGCCCGTCACCCCGTGACGGACACTGTCCCGTTTGTTCGGCTGACTACAGAGGGCGGATTTCCCGCCCTCTTCGTGAACCGAAGGAGAATGATTATGGGTAAAACAATAACATACGATGTCATGCGCGAGCATGAAGGTGACCGGTTTTACCGGAGTGGCGAAACGCGCGACCTGAATGAAGTTGAGGCGAAGCATCTCGTTGAACTCGGCGTCTTGGTCGAGCGCTCGACCGCAAAGGCAGAAACCAAGGTTAAAAACAAGGCGGAACAGGTTCCGAGCAACAAGGCAGGTTAATATGCACCGTCCAGTCCTTGTCACGGCGCCTGCCGTCCTTCCCGTTACGCTCGACGAGATGAAGATCGCCCTTCGCATCGCCGAGCGTGACGATGACGACAATATATTGCCGCACGAGGATGATGGCCTGATCGAGGATGAAATCCAGTCGGCAGTAGATCACTACGAGGGCTGGACGGGCATTCTGGGCATTGTTCTTTCAGAACAGACATGGCGCCAGTCTTTTGACGGTTTTTCCGGTTGCCTGAAGCTGCCGCTTGGGCCGGTCTCCTCGATTTCGGCTGCGCGGTATCGCAACGCGGCGGGGCAGATATCGACGATCGCTCCGAATGAATACGCGCTTGATGTCAGCGCATCTGGCGAGGCCTCTATCCGGTTCCGCAATGCCTACCAGCGTCCGTCCGACCTTTACGAACGTGGGGCGCTGCAGGTCGATTACCTGGCCGGCTGGCCGGTGGTTGCCGGTAAAAGCGGCGTCCCGGCCGATATCAAGGCGGCGATCAAGATCCGCGTCCAGCTTGCCTATGACGAGAGTGCACGCGTCGGCGCGGAAAATCTCGCCCGGGTAGAGGATGCCTTGATCGGCAAATATCGCAGGTTTTCGCTATGACCACGGCGCAGGAACTGGATCGCTCTATCTCGATTGAGAAAAAAGGTGCCGAGGTCGGACGCAACGCTATGAATGAGCCTGTCTACGGGACAGTCATCACGAAATATCGCGCCAAGCGCGTCGATGTGTCTGACGGCGAAAAGTTTCAGGCTGGTGGTGTCGGTGGCATCCTGACGGCGCGCTTCGTTATTCGTTCGTCATTGCGCAGCCGATCCATCCTTCCCTCTGATGATCTTCTTCACGATGGTCATAGGTGGAACATCCTTGGCATCAAGGAGACGCTCGATGGTCGGCATCGCTTTATTGAGATCACAGCGAACGTGGAGGTCAACTGATGGCCAAGGTCACGGTAAAGATCTCCGGGCTGAAAGAGCTTGATCGCGCGTTGGGCGGTCTTCCAAAGTCGGTAGCAAAAGCAACGCTCCGGCGCGTCCTCAAGGATGCGGCCGAGCCAATGGCCCGCAAGGCCCGCCAGCTGGCGCCAAAGCATGATTATCACCTTCTGGAAAGCATCGACGTTTCCACCCGACTGAACAGGCGGCAGTCCGCGTTGCACCGTAAAGACAGCAGCCCGGCGTTTCAGGAAATGTTTGTCGGTACCAACAATCCCGCCGGCGTGCAGCAGGAGTTCGGAAACGAACGCCACGGTGCACAGCCCTTCATGCGTCCTGCATGGGATACCGAGAAGGAACCGACGCTGGATCGCATAGCGGTGTCGCTGTGGGGTGAGATCGAAAAGTCGGCAAATCGTCTTGCCCGGAAAGGTCGATGATGGAGGAAGCCCTTCTTGGTCTGATGCTTGGCAATCCCGCAGTCGCGGCTCATTTCGGGCGGAATGTCTACTGGGTAGAGGTTCCGCAAAAGGAAAGACGGAAACCAAACTGCGTCCTGCGAGTGGTCGGCTCCCAGCCGCACTACAGTTTTCAGGGGCAAACGAACCTGACCCGCAGCCGGGTACAGATCGACGTCCGGGCGCTTTCCTATCTTGCGGCAAAATCCGCCGCGCGCGCTGTTCGCAAAGCCGTCTCGGGCTACCGGGGCGGCATCATCAAGGCAATATTTCTGGATACCGAACGTGATCTTCCTGATGAAGATGCAGCTTTGGATAACAGGGTGAGCCAGATATTTCGCGTCTCAATCGACATTTTCATCCACCACCAGGAGAACAACAATGGCTGACACTGAAGTATCGATCGGCTACGGCACGGTCCTTGAAATCGCTCTAGCGTCCGAGCCGGCGGACTTCACCTATATCCGTGAGGTATATGCGTTGACGCCGCCCGCCGATACCGATGACTCACTTGAGGCCACGCATATGCAGTCGCCGAACAAGACGAGGGAATATATCCCGGGCCTGACTGATTCCGGTGAAGCGTCGGTCGAGATGAACTATATTCCCGGATCTGAAACCGACCGCTTCATCCAGTCTATCAGGGGTAAGAAGCTGATCAACCGGGTGACGTTTGAAAACGGCATCCAGGTCATCTTTCGCGGCAACCGGCAGGGATACGAAAAGGATGTTCCTGTCGATGACCGCAAGACGGCAACATTGACGCTTCGCGTATCCGGCGATCCGATCATGACCGGCGTGACGGCGCCGCGCAACATTGACCTTCCGATTATCGATGGCGTTGCCAAGGTCGGCTCCCCTCTTACCGTAGACTGGGGTATCTGGGCGGGGGCGGAAGACCTTTCCTATCAGTGGAAGGTTGGCGGTGATTCTGTCGCGAACGCCAATACCTCTTCCTATGTTCCCGTCGTCGCGGACGTTGGTGAGGTCATCACGGTGGATGTCACGGGCGCCAACACGCTTTACAGCACCACGGTTTCCAGTGCGGCAACCGTCGCAGTCGTCGCCTGAGGTGAAACATGGCTAATCCACATCGTGGCCACGTGCCCCTTCAGGTCGCAGACAAGGAATACCGTATCAGCTACGGGATCAATTCCCTCTGCGAACTGGAGGAGGCCTTTGGCAAATCCATTCAGAAGATTATCGACGAAGATATCTCCGATGGCAAAGATATCCGGATGTCGTCGGTGCGGAAGATTGTCTGGGCGGGTCTCATCGACCAGGACCCTGACATGACGCTGAAGGATGCCGGTGACATAGCCGATCTTGCGGGTATTCCCGCCTGTATGGCTGCCATTGGTAAGGCTTTTGCGCTCGCCTTCCCGGAGGCGAAGGGAGGCCGAAACCCTCGGAAGCCGAGAGAATAGATCCTCTCGGCATCCTGAAATCCTGGGTGGAGGCAGGTCAGGACCCTGCCTTGTTCTGGCGCCTGACGCTGCGCGAAATCGGCGCTATCATGGATGGCGCGACTGCGGCTCTTCGCCACCGACACAATGAAAACGCGTGGCTTGCCTGGCACATCGAAGGGCTTGCGCGCGTAGACAAATTGCCCCGCCTCAAATCGTTGCAAAGCCATGTGCCGGGATCCGGGACGCGGCCTGCGGCAAACGATTCCAAGCGCGAGTTTGCGTCCTGGTCGGCATGGGTGCATTCCCACCAGAAAGGTTGATCCTTAATGTCATCGGCGGTCATCGGCGCGCTGCGCGTCAACCTCGGTATCGACACGGCGGAATTCCGCGACGGGTTTGCCGATCTCCAGAAGACTCTGGGCCGCGTGGGAAAATCCATGGAGTCGCTCGGGAAAAAGCTGTCGGTAGGCCTGACGGCGCCGATCACAGCCTTCGGCGTGCTGACCGTCAGGACAGCGGGCGATTTCGAGGCCGCCATGAACCGGGTGGGCGCGGCGACTTCGGCAACCAGCGATCAGCTGGCGCAGATGGAGGCTTTGGCCCGCGAGCTTGGGAAGAGCACGTCAAAATCGGCATCCGAATCCGCCGATATGCTTGAGATGCTCGCCAAGAACGGCATGAGCGTGGAGGAGATAATGGGTGGCGCTGCCGAAGCTGCCATCAAACTCTCCGAGGCGACTGGCGGCGATCTTTCGCGGTCTGCCGATGTGGCGACCAACGTCATGGCGCAGTTCGGCCTTGAGGCGAAGGAGATGGCAAGGGTTGTCGATCAAATAACCTCGGTCACCCTCGCTTCGCAGTTTGGCTTCGACGACTATGCGCTGGCACTGGGGCAGGCCGGCGGCGTGGCTGGCGCTCTGGGCGTCAGCCTGACGGACTTCAACGCCGTCATGGCATCCACTTCCGATGTCTTTAATTCCGGTTCCGACGCGGGCACATCGTTCAAGACGTTCCTGACGCGCCTCGTGCCACAGAGCAAGCCTGCCGCTGAAGCGATGAAAGAACTCGGTCTGGAATTCTTCGATGCCCAGGGCAACATGAAAAGCATGGCCGATGTGGCGCAGGAGCTGAAGGAAGGGCTTTCCGGGTTGAGCGACGAGGCCCGCACGAGCGCCCTTCAGCAGATATTCGGACAAGATGCAATGCGTACCGCTGTTGCGATGGCCTCTCAGGGGTCGGCAGGAATAGAGGCGGCGATTGCGCAGATCAACAAGGTTGGCATCGCGCAGGAACAGGCTGATGCCCGAATGAAGGGCTTCAACGGCGAGATGGAGAAACTCTCCGGCGCTTTTGAGGAATTGCAGATCGCCATTGCCAAAAGTGGCCTTCTCGAAATGATAACCGGGTTTGTCGCAGGCCTTGCCGAGTGGGTGGGCTGGCTGGCGCAGGTCAATCCCGAATTGCTGAAATGGGGAACGATCATCGCAGCGGTTGCTGCTGCGATGGGTCCGATCATAGCCGCTATTGGTATGTTTGCTACGGCAGTGGCTGCCATATCGGCGCCTGTTCTTGCCGCCATAGCGGTGGTTTCCGCTTTGGCTGCTGCTGCGATCTACCTCTACCAGAACTGGGAAAACATTCGGGAGAGTTTTCCTCTGGTTGGTCAGATCGTCGAAACTACCGTGGCCGTCATGAGCGCGAGCCTGAGCGGGTTTCTCGAAAATGCGCGGCTTCTTGCGACGGGGGTGGCGCAACTGCTGACCGGGGATTTCGCCGGCGCATGGAACACTGCCAGAGAGCTGGTTCACAATTTCTGGCAGACGCTGGCAAATGTCATGGATGCGATTTTTCCGGGTCTGCTGGCTTCCGTTCAGGCAAAGATGGGTGAGATCGTCAGCGCGGTGCAGACGGTTGCGGCGAAGATCCCGGAAGCGTTCGCCATGCTTCCCTCGCATATGCTCCAGATCGGCAAGGACATCATGAATGGCTTGCTGAATGGCATTACGGGCGCCGCTTCCAGCGTCATTGATGGTGTGAAGGGTGTAGCGACCAATATCGTCGATGGCGTGAAATCTGTCCTCGATATCCATTCGCCTTCGCGCGTCATGCAAGACATCGGCACCAACGTGATGCAGGGCCTCAATAACGGCATGACGAACTTTTCCGGCACTGTTGTTGATACTGCAACTGGTGTTGCCTCTACTGTCACGGGCGCATTCTCTCAAATGGAAAGCATTGGCGACAAGCTCTCAAGCAGCCTGTCCAGCGCGTTCAAGGGCGTGCTCGATGGATCAAAAACAGTCAGGGAAGCAATCTCGGGTGTTCTTGGAAGCCTCGCCGACATGTGGATGAACCAGGCATTTCAGGCGCTCTTTGGAGGCGGTATCGCCGGATCTTCTGGGGGTATTTTCGGAACCCTCTTTGGCGGGATCGGAAAGCTCTTTGGTTTTGCGAATGGCGGGTCGTTTCAGGTTGGCGGTGCTGGCGGCGTTGACAGCCAGCTTGTCGCATTCAAGGCCAGCCCGAATGAGCGTGTCACGGTCACAAAGCCGGGGCAGGAAGGCCATAGCGGTCGCGGCGGGGGAACCATGCGTGTTGTTGTCGGTATCGACCCCAAAAATGGCAGCATTCAGCCCTATGTCGATTCAAGTATCCAGCAGGCAGCGCCAGCCATTCAGTCCGGGGCGGTAGGGCAGGCAAACCGGATGGCGCCTGGTGCAATGGCAAACTATCAGGCGACTCGGGCCGGGGGTGATTATCGAAATGGCTGATATTATGGTTTGGCCCAGAAGCGTGCTTACGCCTCTTACTTGCCAGCCAAATCTGGTTTCCTTCACTCGCTCTGGTGGAAGATCGCTGGGAGGAATTGAGGTGGCGGTCCGAACCGATCTCGGATTTTGGTCCATCGAATATTCCGATATCCCTGTCTCATCCGTCGATCAGCGCCGGAGCTGGCTGGCAATTCGCAATACGCTGTCAGGTCGGTCCGGATTAATTGCGGTTCCGGCCTGGTCTCAGGATGTCGCGCCCTACGCTTCGGGAAAGTATGAGGGCAATATAGAGGTTCCCCATAGTGACCTGACACCGTTTTCGGACGGAACCATGTATGCGCAGGGTGCAATCTCGATCCGGAGCGTTGGCGTGACCCCTGTCGGCCAAACAACGATCCGTCTTCGAGTCGTGCGCGGTTCCCGAAACCTTTCGGGCGTGCGGTTTTCATATGCTCACGCTCTCTACGAGACGGGCAGGATTATCGAGGATGACGGCGATATCGTCACTCTTGCGATCTCGCCAACTACACGGGCAACCATTCCAGACCATGCTGATCTGGAATTCGATGAGCCTACCTGTCTTTGTCATCTTTCTTCCGATGACCAGATGGGGGCGGGGGTTGATCCGGTTCCATTCGAACGGCGCGCCGCCTCCTTCATTGAGGCCAATGATTACTGGAACAAGCTCGCGTTAGGTCTGGTGTAATGGCAATCAAATCACTGCGTGTTTTATGCCAGGTGGATCTTCCGTCGGGAACCGTCCGTCTGTGGGACGGTTCCGGCGGCCCTTTCGTCGATGATGCTGGCAATATCTGGCGAGCATGCATTCTTACAGAGGATGCGCTTAGCCAGATCGAGATGGCGATCAATGCCGAGGCATTCACGCTTGCGCTGGTCTTGTCGGGCATTGATGAGCAGACATCAAACCAGATTTGGGTCGACTACAAGGCGGGGTCCATCAAGGGTTCCCGCTTTCGCATCTACATTCAGGACTGCGACGAGTTTGATCAGCCGGTTGGTGTCCCGGATGTGAAATTCACGGGAAGAATCGACAACCTCATCTTTTCGGATGCGGCAAATGCCTCCGGTATTCAGTCGACCGTCACAGTTGAGGTCACCAACCGCTTCACGCTTCGAACGCTCACGAACGGCGCGGTACTTTCCGACGTTGATCAGAAAGCGCGGGCAAAGGTTCTCAACCCGACTGCTCCCCTCGACAGGTTTGCGGAGCGCGTCAACACCCTCCGTGATAAGACAATACGGTGGCCCAATTGGTGAGTGACCAGACGCTTTCGGCATTTCTCGATGCATATCAAGAGAAGCCCTGGAGGCCGGGACATGTCGATTGCTGCCTGTTCCTTGCTTCATGGGCTATCTGGTTGGGCCATCGAGACCCGGCGGAACACCTGCGCGGCACATATGATAGCGAAGACGGGTTCCGCCTCCACATAAAAGAGGCTGGCAGCGTTGTTTCTCTTGTCGGTGTCTGTGCTGTGAGGATCAACGCGAAGCGCATCCAGAGGCCCGCCTGTGGCAGCATCGGGGTGATCGGAAGCGAAACGAACATCAATCACCAATTCGGTGCAATCTTCGACGGTAGTCAATGGCTCGTCCGGTTCATCAACGGGGTGGGGCCGATGACAGCCAAGCCGTTGGCAATCTGGGCAATCTGATCCATGACAGGCATAATTGAACTCGGCGCGCTGATCGTTTCATCGCTCGCCACGACGACGCTTGCCGCGAACGCGCTGTATCTGGGTACGCTCGCCCTCGCTTACGGCGGTCTGGTGTACGGCACCTCTTTGCTTCAGGGACTGTTTGTTGAAAAGCCGAGCGTGCCCAAGCCGGAAGACGGCAGCTACAATTTGAAACAGAACGTCCCGTCGCTGGCTTATGTGCTGGGCCGGGTGAAGAAGGGTGGAGACTATGCCTTTCTTGAAGAAATAAACGGCATTGCCTTCCACATCATCGTTATGGCTGCACACCAGATTCAAGGATATGTGCAGCACTATCTTCACGATGAGAAGGCGACAGTAGATGGCGCCGGCCGCGTCACTTCGCCGGCACATTTCGTCTTCAATGGCGTCGATCACTACGTCGTCATCAATACGAGACTCGGGCTTAACGCCGAAACGGCTTATCCGGATATCGTGGGGAACTTCCCGACAATATGGTCGAACGATCACCGAGGCGACGGTCTGGCAACCATTCGCATGAGTTGCGCAACGGCCGGGAGTGAAAACTATCTCACGATCTATCCTAATCAGATGCCCGTGCCCTCGAGCGTGATCGACGGCGCGCTGCTTTATGATCCTCGGGTTGGCGATGTTCTTTATCGACACAACCTCGCCTTGATGAGGCTTTGGCACCTGACGAACCCTGTCGGGGGGAAGCTTGGCCTGACGGATATGTACCTGCCGGACTGGGCTCACGCCGCCGATGTTTGCGATCAAATCGTGATCAACAGGTCAGGCGGTTCGGAAAACCGTTATCACGGTGGGCTGTGGTTCCGGGCCGAGACAGATCCTGTGCAGGTCGGCAGGACGATGGACCAGGCCGCCGAACTGGTGGTGTTCGAAAGGCCGGATGGTCTTATCGGCGTCCATGCCGGTGAGTATACCGCTCCTGATATCCGCCTTGTGCGTGAAGATGTCATCAGCTTCCAGCTTGATGGCAACACGAGGGACAGTTCAACGGTACTTGCCGTGCGCGGCCGGTACACTGATCCCGGCAATGACTACAATTCGGCAGACGCAGCCATATACGGCAATCCTTACGTCGGCGAAGACACGGAGCGGACGAAGACTCTCGATAACACCGCAGTGCAGAGCCACAACCACGTGCAGCGCCTCCAGAAGATCACTTATATCCGGGCAAACGCACCGAAGATTTCGGTCCTCGCCCATTACGAGGCGGCGAAGCAAGTGCCTTACCGGCGATTTGTTCGGGTCCATATCCCGCCCAAAATGAACGAGGTGATTGTCGAGATAACAGCGACGCCAAAGCTCTCTTTGCGGAATATGACCATCGAGTTCTCCGGCATCATCGTCCCTGATGATCTTTACGACTTTGATGGATCGACAGAAGAAGGCGAGCCGGGAGCCAATGTCGAGCCATTGCCCCGCGGCGGCGTTCCGCTGCCTCAGAACTTTAATGTCACCATCCAGAACGAGACTTTGACCGGGGGGCAAAAGGCGGCCTATGCACTCGCTACGTGGGACCTCGTCTCCAACGCGTTGATCTATGAACTGGAGTGGGAAAGTGTTTCGGGATCGGAGCCGGCCAGATCCACAAACTCCAAATCCGGAGAAGTGCAGGTCAGATCGAATTATCTGTCCGACGGCGTACAATATCGTTTCCGTCTACGCGCATGGTCGAACGGCGCAAACTCGGATTGGACCGCCTACGAAATAAGGACGGCAACCGCTGACCCCACGCCACCAGCGACGGTGATAGGCGCATCCGCGACGGGCGGTAGTGGTCAGGTCAGCTTTTCGTGGACCGCGCCCAACAGCCCGAACTACGCCGGCGTTCGCCTCTACTTGAACACGACCAATACCTTCGTCGGGGCCTCGCTGGTTGCGACGGAGTACGGGCCTCCCAACATCGCGGACGGTCGAGTGGTCACCGGCGTAACTGCCGGCACCAAATACGGCTTCATCGTTTCCATCAATGCGTCAGGCACAGCGGCGGCACCCGTCGCAACTGGCGCAATTACCGTTACCTGACATCGGAGAATATTCCATGCCTCTTACCGCAGCGGAAGTGTTCCGCGACTTTGAGAGCGACGGTATTCCGTCATCCGGCGCCCACCAGCCTAAAAAGGCGGATATCCGGACGTTGCTGAAGCAATACGAAACCGTTATCGGCGCCTTTACGTCGAACGGCGGGCTTGTCTATGCAAGCAAGGTTCTGCTGGATGCCGATTTGGCCCATGCGTCCAACTCTATGGCTTGGGTGATCGGTGACGGTACGCCCTCCAATAATGGCATCTATATGAAGGTAGGAGCCTCTGGGGCAGGTTCGTGGTCCAGAGTGGCGGATCTTCCCTACAGCTTCATTATCGCTGAGGATGAGGGCGACGGCACACCGAATGCTATTCAGGCGACATCGTCATTGCCAGTTGTTGGATCGGCGCTCGTGTTACTGAATATTTTCGAGACGAACACCGCGTCGCCGGTCACGATTTCGTTCAACGGTGCAGCACCGTTGACGATCAAATCGAACTCCGGGAACGACATCGCCCCCGTCGGCCTGCAAGCCGGCATGCTCGTTATGGGGCGAGTCTCTGGTTCAACATTTCGGCTGGTGAGCGATCAGGTGAGTGCTGCCATTATTGCGGAGGCAGAGTCCATTCTTGCCCAAGTTGAGGCCATTCGGGATATCGTAGTTGGCGCAGTGCCGAACACCTTTTCTTCGACACGGGCGGCGCTTAAAGCCTTGGACACAGGGACAATAACATCCTCGTATCTCAAGGAAAGTGGCCGCGAAGGTCAGTTCCTTTGGCGCTCAGGAGATTATTCTGCGGAGATCGCCGCTGATCCGCAGGAAGGTCTCTACATCAAGGCCGACGGCGTTGCAGCTACGGCCGGCGCGTGGGTTCGCCAAGGTGGGTGGGCTGTTTCCGGCGTCAACGTGCAATGGTTTGGTGCGGTTGGCGATGGTGTGGTGGATGACACCGTGGCCGTACAGGCGGCAATCGATATTGCCGACGTTATCTCGGTGCCGCGCGGCCTCGATGTCCGGTTGACCGAGACGGTCAATGTTAATCGCCCGGTGACGATCATTGGCAAAGGCTGTGCGCCTCACTCAGGCTTTACGACCGATAATCTCACCGTCAACGTGCGCGGCACTGGTTCGTGGTTCTTCCTGGATCACGCCGGCGTGGGCTTCGATGTACGGCCGGAGGCGGGCGCTACGGCATTCTCGCTGGCTCGTTTCGCTGGCTGCGGTACCTATCGCGATCAGCCAACGCCGTCTGGAAGTTCCTTCGTGCCGGGAGCGTTTGATTTTGATTTCGATTGCGGCGCGGTCGAGATCGAATTGAATGATTTTGTCGCTCTCAATCCGACGAAGTTTTTCCGGCAGCGCGCCTCGGGCTTTGGCCGGTTCCGCATGGTCGGAGTGCGCGGTCAGCCGCTTTCTGTCGGTATCGACATCGACAATATCTACGATTGCTGCCACATCGACACGGTACATTTCTGGACGTATTGGGCGCACATCCCGTCTTCAGTCTGGAAATATCAGTGCCAAAACCTCACTACGCTCAAAGTGGGACGCTGTGATGGTCTCCGCATTTCGAGCCTGTTCAGCATTTTCCAGAACGTCGGATTGCATATCGTGCCGACGGAGGGAACGGAAGGCGGAACGCTGTTTCGTGCTCATGCAGATTTGCTGTACATGGATTTGGCAACTTACGGCATTCTCGTTGCCGATAATGCCGACAATGCTTCAATAGAAATCGTGCATTTGATTGCTAACGGCGATCAGACAGTAGCGGGCGAACCCAGCACAAAGGCGACGAACGGCATATCGGTTATTGCAGATGGTGTTCAGATCAGCATTGGGATGGCTGATTTTGTCGCGTCAGGAAATTCGGCTGTTAGCGTCTCTGGCGCCAACAGTCGAGTGCAGATCAGTCGCCCGGTAATCTTGACGCAAGGGAGAGCGTTTCCCGGCGCAGCAGTCGCGTTTTTCGCGGCCTCCTCCAGCCAAATCATTCTCGATGGAGAGCTCAAGGCTACGGATATTCAGGGCGTTCTCTATGGCGGCGCTGGATACATATCGTCGCCGGACTGGCGTAGCTACGCTCCAGGCGTAGCATCTTCATCTGGAGCTATTGCAGGAGCCTCCGCTAGTGGTTCTTATCGCATCCACAAGGGTGTAATCGAAGTTCGTGCGTCGGCAACCATCACCAACAATGGCACGGGAGCGGGTGCGTTGCATATCAGCACGCCGATCCAAATAAGCAACACATCGATCGGCGTCGGTAGAGAAAATGCACTCACCGGAAAGACACTCAGTGTGACTGCAGCAGGTGGCACGACCCATATGGCGGTTGCTAACTATGACAACACCTATCCCGCAGCAACAGGCGCCAGCATCAACGTCAATGTCTCTTGGAGGCTGTAGTAGGAGCGCGAATTGTGAAGATAAAGTTTTTCCACACCTACCTGTGGAAAGCGGGCTAGAATCAACCTATTTTTAGTGTAAGCACTTGACAGTGTAGTTGCGTGTTTGCGTTGCGGCGCTTGAAGCCGTGTCGCCGTCGAGTTTAGGTCAAATAGGAACCGATAGGGTGCGGAGCAGTTTTCAAACCAAGCTAACGAGTGAGGAGGCTATGATGCGTGACTACGCTTATCCCGAACCTCTCAACATTGGTAAGGCCTCTGTAGAGGCTTTTGCAAACCAAGTGGCACAAAAGCTAGCCTTTAGACCGGGTGATGATATCGTAAAACCGGTAAAGAAACTCGGCGGTAAGATTGTCGCTGGTTCTACAGGGGACGAAGATATTCAGAGCGGTTCAATGATTGCGCGCTCGTTGTCGGATTTCATCATCTATGTCTCTCCCTTCACGTCTCTCGAGCGCGACAGGTTTACAATAGCTCACGAATTGGGCCACTTGCTGTTACATCTCCCGAAAGTCTTGCAGGCGAAACCCGATGCGGTAATGCGTGCCACCCGCCACGTCGACAATACAGATGAGCGTCAGCGGAGAGCCGAATGGGAGGCAAACTGGTTCGCAGCGGCATTTCTGATGCCCGCGGCTGAGTTCCAAGTAGAATTTGGCAGGGGCGTTGAGCATGTGCAGCGCACCTTCAAGGTCAGCAGCTCCGCCGCCGAAGCTCGCGCGAAATCGCTAGGCCTTGCTTAAGCATGAAAGTTCCAGAGTACCGAGTAAGGCTGTTCCTTTCCGTGGATTTGACGGGTTCTACGGCATTCAAGCACAAGAGCAAAGATACACTTGTTTGGATTAAGGCGTTCCAAAATTTCTACGGGCAGTTTCCTCAGATTCTGGACAAAAAGTTTGGGGAGGTCTGTGATAGCAGAGGGAACATAAATAGCGCCGAGAAAGAGACAGGACGCCCGAAGCTTTGGAAGACGATTGGCGACGAAATCTTATTCTGTTGCCGACTGACCAGTCTCTGTCATCTTGGAGCTTGCATTGATGCATTCGTTGAAGCGCTGAAAGAGTTTGGTGAGGTTGCTAGGGAGTTTGATCTCAATACCAAAGGCAACGCTTGGGTAGCGTCTTTCCCGACCCCAAACTGCAGTATTATGCCCATACAAAACGGTGTCGGCTTAAGCACGGACGCTCTGAACGGTAAAAGTGACCTTCCTACGGAGGACAATGAACTTGAGGTCGATTCGGATCCGAGCAGGTTCGATTTCCTCGGGAAGGGTATTGATGCTGGTTTCAGGATCTCCAAAAATTCTGCCATTGACACGCTGACAATCTCTCCCGGGCTGGCGATCCTCCTAGCCAAAGCGGCTGAAACTCATCTTGTGACTGATTTTAAAAGATCAATCAGATTTTCCGAGATGCAGATATTCAAGGGAGTCGCAGATAGTAATCCGTACCCAGTTTTAACAATCGATACTTCTAGAGATGTACGTCACGAAGACCTGTTAACGAAGCAGCGCGCTCTTTTGGCTCAGCCGTCGCCCCCTAAGTCGCCAGACCTTGCAGACTACTTAACAGACTACCTGAATTACTTTGAAATTGAAATTCCTAAGGTCAAAATGACCTTTTCGCAAAACGGCTTTGTGCCACCGGACTTCTACTCCGAGTACTGCAAAAAATGGCACGATGCGGCGGAAGGGGTCAAAGCACAGGATAAGCAATTCCGTGACTCTTTCGGGAGTGCGTCTAGCGAGCCGGAAACAAACGCTTCGGCGGATACGGATTTGAATCTGGTTGTGGATTCGCTCCCCACAATCTGAATCCGTCTTCGTTGCTGATCACGGCGCTCTTCGGGGCGCCCTTTTTATTGGCAGTAGGAAGGACACTACCGTGGCGACTGTACGCGAGGTGCAGCAGTGCTTGATTTCGCTCGGCTCTGGATAGGCAAATTTACGGAAGACGTGGACGCTTCAGCCTTCTCTTGTTTCTACCTTGCCTTGGCGAAGGTTCAGCAAAGTAGGCGTTAAGATAAGCCTTCGTTTTTGCCTCGCCTTCCTGCATAGCCTCGATGCTGTCGGCAGAAGGTTCTCTTTTCTGGCTTGGCGCGGTGGCTTGCGGCGGCGCAATGGGCGGACGTGGAGGTGGACGTTGGGTCCGTGGCGTGTCGCTAAGATCTTGATTTGCCGCATACCGGGCAAAACCAGCGACTATTGCGAGGATAATCGCAACTATTCCACCCCATCCATGGCGAACCCCGCCGTGATGGGAACACGCGCCGCGAGTGCCTATGGAAGAAGACTGCCATCCATCTCTGCATACCGGCGGACCAGACATATAACGCAAAGTTATTGCGGTCAGAATAAGCACTGCGCCCGCGACAACTAAAGGATTCTTGATTAATTTTTTCATGCCGCCCCCAGCCGCATGCAATGAAGCACGAGGATGATGAAGAGTCGATCCACCACGAGCAAAGAAAAAACCGACGTAGGCCCCGGGGTTCGAGATAGGATCGTATCGACCGCTAGATCGCCAAAGCTCGTACAGAGTGCCGTATTTCTTGCAGGCTTTTGGATTCTTCGCTTGAGCGCCCGGTGCCCAAGCAACCGCGGTAACGATGACTGTAACAGAACGAATCGCCGCCACCACGGAAGTCGCCTCTAGGGCTTTATGATTTCCATCAACAAAGGAAAACACCATGGTTTCGACGTTGGACATCCAGCGGCGGTTGATTTCGCTCGGCTATCAACCGGGGCCAGTCGATAACGTGAAAGGCCAAAAGACCATTGCGGCTATCGAAGCCTTTCAGCGAGATTTTGGTCTTGTTGTCGACGGCATAGCAGGGACACAAACCCTCGCTGCGATGAAGCAGGCGGAAACCGCGCCGAAATCGAAGAAGCCTGAGCCGGATAAATCTGCCATCCAGAAGCCGGCTCCCATCGGGTCTTCGCGGAAGGATGAGCCAAAAGCGCCGCCGAACGCGGCCAGCCTGAAGCTCCTCGACACTGCGCGCCCGATCAGGGAACTGATCTGGCATTGCTCGGCAACGCGGGAAGGGCAGGACTTTACCGTCGAAGATATCCGTTCCTGGCACAAGCAGCGCGGATGGTCCGATATCGGATATCACTATCTCGTCTATCGCGACGGCCGGATCATGGCGGGGCGGCCAATCGGCCAAAACGGCGCTCACTGTGAAGGTCACAACACCGGGACGGTCGGCTGTTGCTATATCGGCGGCGTGACTGCCGACAACAGTAAGCCCAAAGACACCCGCACGCCCGAGCAACGCGCCTCAATGCTCTGGCTCACCAAGCAGTTGGTAGAGAAATTTCCAATCAAGACGATCAGCGGACACAATCAGTACGCTGCAAAAGCATGCCCCTCCTTCTACGTCCATAACGACCAGCTTTCGACGCTGGCGCGATAACCCTCCATCAAAGGAACGATCATGTTCAAGTCTCTGCTCATCGTGGCGGCGGCAGCCTTTGGCCTGTCCGCTTGCCAGTCCACCGGATCTATCGACACCGGCATTCGCAACGGCCTACCGCAGGTCTGCTCTGCCGGCAAAACGGCCTATGCCGTACTTCAGCCCTTCATCGCAGCCGACAAGCTCAAGCCGAAGACGGCAGCAGCGGCGCAGGCAGCCTATCACAGCCTTCAGGCACTCTGCGCAAACAAAGAGACGGCAACGCTCGCATCGACGCTGGTGGCGGCTTCCAGCGCCTATCTGACGATCAGCATCGCTGTTCGTGAAGCAAAGAAAGTGGATAACTGAAAATGGACTGGAACACCGTACAGCAGCTTTTGCGCATCCTCCTCCAGTTCGGCTCGGGCGTCCTCATCAGCAAGGGCATCCTGACCGAAGAGATGGCCGTCACTCTGACCGGCGGTCTCATTTCCGTCGCCTCAGTCATCTGGTGGGTCGTTTGGAACAAGAAGGACGTGAAGTAATCGCAACTCGCCCTGGACCCAACGGCCGGGGGCAACTCCCATCGCTTCAGAGGGGCTGACGCATGCATCTTACTGACCTCCTCGACGCCATCGGCCTTAAACTCGGCGTCCTGATTGCCGGCCTCGCTGGCGGCCTTCTGCGGGCTTTGTCTCGCCAAAAGTACACTTGGCGCGAAATGCTGGCGTCTCCGATCTGCGGGGCGCTGGCGGCGGCATATCTCACTACGCCTTTGCTGCATTACCTCTACAGCATCAATTGGCCACTGCCGGAAGACCCGGTTGCCACGATGAACGCTGCAGCTTTTCTGACGGGAGCAAGCGCGATGTGGATCTCGGATGTTCTCATTGAAGCGATGCAAAGATGGGCGAGGGGTGGGAAATCCGCGTGATTGAGGTCATTACAGACCGTCACCGTCATAACCATCGTAGAACGGCGGGCGAACTATATGAGAACATCCGCGTCCATTGACCTAAATTAGATTTTCCTCAATGAGAACATCAGCTTGCCTCTATCAAAAGCCGCTCCAGATAGCTGGAAGCGGCATGCTTGATGAAATGAATAGAGTACGAGTTGCCAATATTCGGGAAAGTATTTGAGCTAGAAAAACGTGCTCGTTCCCATGAAACGCCGAGATTAATTGGGGCTTCCTCTCCTTTTGTCAATCGAGTTTCAAGGGCATGCTTAATCTGGCGGCTCTTAATCTGGGAAGTGTGCTCACACTAAAGGCAAAGGCCTTGAGCCACGGCAAGGGATAATTTCCCGAATTATGTGGGGGTTGGCTGTATTTGTGATAGAATTTGCAATGCAGCAAAGTGCAGCGTGACGAAAAGGACAGTCCAATTTTACGTGTCTTTAGAGGCAAGAAGCTGATGGTGGTGCAGCAGGGTCAGTTATTGACGCTGGAATGCCGGGCGCAGCTCATTGCCGCTGGCGCCACTATCGTTGGTCCTGCGTCGTCTATGTTGCAGGTATTGAAACTGGTCAATGGAGGCGATATCGATGCCGCAATCATCGACGTTGAAGCTGATCCAGAAATCATGATGCACTTGGCGTTGTTGCTTGACACAATGGGTGTACCGTTCGTTTTCGCTTCCTTCTTCGAGACCGAAACAATCGGTTACGTCTTGAACGATGACAAGCGGCAGCTGCGGGTCATAGCCGACGCGCTTTTTGGTCCGCCGGGAACATCATCCACTCTTCATTGATGATCAATCGGAACGCGACTCTTCGGACGGCCTTCCGTCGGCGACTGGATGCACACCAAGCTCCCGCAGCAACACTTGCCTCATCGTTGCAAGAAGCTGGATGTCGATCGTGCAATTGTCGTCAGCTTCTGGAAACTCACGGAGTGTTTCGACAATCGTCATTTCCACCAGGTGGGCACGAAATTGCTCATCAGGCGTGAACTTGGCGGCCCAGCGGTAAAGAACGCGTCGAAGCAGACAATCATTGAAAGTTGATGGTTGGGGCAAGCAGCCGTCCTCCACACAAAATAGGCGGGAGCACGTAGTAACCCTCAGTCATCACCGCCTATGAATTCGGTTGGTGACAATACCAAGAGGATAACACGTTTAGCGGGTGAGTCGACCCAGCCCATTCAAGTTCGGTGGCTCGCATCGTTTTACTCAAACCGCACAACGGATTTAAGCGGAATCTTAGCGACCAGTACGCCATCGCCCCTGACTACCTCGAATTCCGCGCCGTCCACAATCTCATCCTTGAGGATTTTTTCCGCCAGCATTTCTCTTGCAGCTTGCGCTGCCTCGATATAGGCGCGTTCATCGTTCGACAGCATCGTCCCTTCCGTATCTTCGGAGAGGCCTTCGGCGTCCCGGACGTGGAAAAAATACCGCGGCATTGCCCGTCTTTCTGTTTTATCATGCAGATTTGTACAACCTCTTCCCACGAAGTTGGTTCCGTCCAAAACGAAGGGCGGTCGGGGGGCAGAGTTTGTAATGTCCCGGCTATTTGGTCGTCACTTCGTTCAGGACAACGTGAATGGAAACGCCCGCTGGCATCCACGTCCGCTCGATCCTGGCATTGAGGCTTTGCGACAACGTTGCCTCCAGGATTTTACCGAAACCCGACGATGATGCGGGTGGCACATCGGAGCACGTGGGGCTATTGGCTTCGAGCCAGACAATCTCCAACCGATCTGCTCGGGCTGCTGCCCGAATATCAAGGGTGCCATTCTCGACAGAAAGCGCTCCGTACTTGGAAGAGTTCGTCGCAAATTCATGAAAAAGGAGAGCGAGGTTTGTAACCGTGCCTTGCTGTATGGTTACATCTTCACCGGAAAGCGTCCAAGGTCTCCAATCATTGCGCACATAAGGTGCCAGGATGCTGGAAAGAAGCTGAAACAGGCTTGTTTCGCGACTTTCGGGAGCGTGGCCCGTGAGAGTTGGCAACGTTATCTCATGGGCTCTGGCCAGTGCCGATAGCCGCTCTCGCATTTCGAGGGCCAGTTCGCCCGGCGTCGCCGCGTTCCGAGCGGCCAAGGCAATGATACTGCCAGTCACCGAAAAGAGGTTCTTTATGCGGTGATGCAACTCTCTCAATAGCAATTCGCGTTCATCGGCATGACGCTTGCTGTCTGAAATGTCTCTAGCGATTTTTGAGGCGCCGATAATGCGGCCTCTGCTGTCGACAATTGGTGAGATGGTCAGCGAGATATCAATCAAGGTGCCATCTTTGCGGCGTCGCACCGTCTCAAAATGGTCAACGCGCTCGCCTGCTTGAATGCGCGCCAGTATGGACGGCTCTTCGTTTTTCCGATCCTCGGGGATAACAATTGTTATCGGTTGGCCAACGGCTTCGTCCGCTGTGTATCCAAAAATTCGCTCAGCGCCTTTGTTCCAGGTCGTGATGACCCCTGACAAGTTTTTGCTCACTATCGCATCATCTGAGGATGCGACGATTGCGGCAAGAAAGTCAGCCGCCTCAAACGGCAGCACTCGCATATCCTGGTCGGCTCTTGCTTCCCGCTCATCCGGAATCCCCATCGTCTCCTCCAAGCTTCATGTCAGGCGCCCACACATTTGCCCTTCATTAATGCGTCAAGAAGAACGTGTCCGTCAAACGTTGTGCACCCTCGCACGGGCAATCAAGCTGGTTGCCGGTTGCAAAAGAGAAAAACTCTCGGCCGCACCACAAATTGGCTTCGGATCACGACCATTAAGCTTTCCAGTTTCGATCAGCGGTGGGCGCTCGTCGAGGGCTTAGCTCGATCCAGACCTTACAGGTTAAAATCCCCGTGACCAGACTAGCCGCAGGTATCGCCAGATAGATCATTGGTGCAAAAAGCATCATGCCCGGGGTGTCACAAGCGCCAGGTGATCCACAGGCCATGTGCGAGCTTACGGCGTAGTAAATGAGATACGCAATCAATCCAGAGCCAGCTATGCCGCTTGCAAGCCGCCCCAGAATCCGGCCGATGAGCCATAAGATCAGCGCCGTCGGTACCGCGAAGAGCAAAAGCATAAGCCCGCCAATCACAAGCGCCGCAGAACCAGTAATGACGATGCTGTCCATCTTATGCCCCGTAGTCTCTTCAGACACCAATGTCGAAGTGTATTGCTTCACCCCCAGACCTCGGCAACTTTAAAGCACACCCAGAGCAACAAGGTTGAGGATGAATGAAACAAGTAAGGTTGTCAGAAGGGGATACCAAATCTTTCCGACCAATTTCCCGGTTTGTTCGATAAACTCGCTAAAAGTCTGCGAATTTGCGTGCAAACGGACGACGCAAAACGCGAGCAATATTCCTGTCGCTCCGACCGGAGGAAGGATGGAGTTTGGGGTAAATCTTGTACTCGGAATGAGAATTGCTAGCACTAGTAAGTAGACGATATAGACGATCAAAAAAGCAACGAGGATGCTGAGGAGGGCGTAAAGAACTACCGACGCTATCTCGGTCGCATCGATCCGACGCTTTGAACCAGCTTCCCGCATTTCTCTTCCTTTGCTACCCGCCAAATGGCGGATGTGTTTACCTGACTGTGCCATGGAGGCACCTCTGTTTTGTCGTCGGATTGGAGAGCTTAATCAATTGGAAGCCGACCGATCACATCCACGCGGTCGCACGTCCCAGTCGCGGGTACGACATCCAATTTTTCACCAGCCGCGTATTTATCCATAGGCTTACCAAGTCTCACCGTCTGCTTGCATGAATGCGTAATGCCCTTTTGCTGGTGCTCGAACACAATCGTGCCAAAAGTGAAGGTCTCGTAGCGCGGCTCAAAGAACAAGTCCGCGATGACACCCCCGCGGCGGGACTGCTTGACTTTTTCATCCCACACTTCCTGAATAGTTGCGATGGAGTGGGGGAAATTACTGAAACGCCACGCTCGCAGGCCGATAACTAGAGCCCCGACGATAGCAAAGCAGCAAACCATCAATATAGGCCACGCAAACCTGAATGCGTCGAGCTTCGGATCGTTGTGCTGTCGATGTAGCATTGTGGTAAAAGCTCGCGTCTCATCTGCGGTTCAAACTTTGAAACAACATGGCGTCATGTCACAAAAGTTCGCCCGCTTACTGGCTATCGCTTTGGCACACCTGCGTAGCGAAACATGATGTCATCGTAGAACTGCTTCCTATGCAGCACTTCGCGGTCGAAACATTTCGCATAGAGTTCCTTCCCCTTCACGTCGCGGCAGGCACGCTTGGCACCTATTTCAAATGACCTCTGCGCTTTCCATTCCTCTGCTGTTTGTGTCTGGCAGGCCGTCAGCGCAAAGGCTGAAATAGCGAGAAAAAAGTACTTCATCATAACCCCGATGTGAGATGCGCGACGGCTTTATCTGCCCTGAATCACGCGAATGAAGTTGGGAGTTTTGTTCACGTAGTCGCGGTAGGTGATCCGCTTGCTGGCAACACCGTTGACGGCCCTCGTGCAAAACGTCTTTTGCACATTCGCTTTCGGGCTAAGGTTCATGATTATTCGCACGTTGGCTGTCTCGTGCGCCGGTGCCTTGATCGTTTTCGCGTAGCATTCGTTGATGGCGTACTGTCTCGCAGCAGAACTACCGTTCATAACCTCTTGCAATCTGTTGTATTCCGTTTCGGAAACGCATCCCGACAGCATCAATACGGGCACGAGCAAGGCGATTTTTTTGATTCTCATTTGGATGTTCCTTTTTGTCCCGGTTTGCTGATCGCGGGCACGTTGCAGCCTTTTGCCTTCATATTTGCCTCGATCGCATTGACCTTGCCCTTGGCAACGGCAACCTGACCCTCCTTGTCACCGCCGAACGTGCTCGACATAGGCACACCGACGAGGAAGACGCCGACGGCATCCCCGGTCGCAGCGTCGTGCTGCTGTTTCGAAACAGCCGAGAGTGATGCTTGTTCTTTCAGATACTCGCTAGCCAGCGCCAGACAATCGAGATTGCTGTAAGCTGCCATTGGCACGTCCACCGGGACGATTGCATCTGGTCTTTTTGCGCACGATGAAACGGCCAGCCCGCAGGCCAGCAAAGGTAAAATATATCTCATCTAGTCCCCAAATCCCCTGACGACGTAATGCATCGCCAAGGTCAAGCTTCACTACAACCCGAAAAGAGAGTCAATAACTCCCGGCAACTTGTAATGAATATTTGTGCGTCTGGCTGGGGCGGGCCGAAAGGCTCGTGCAGTGGAGAAAAGCCCTAGCGGGGAGGGCTTTAATTCGTGCCAACCTTACAGAAGGTGTACGAAGGAATGGTTGGAGGGGAAGATCCGCCCGCGTGGCATATCTGGATGCATTCTCACGCGCCTATCGGAAAACTTCATTTCCATATGACGTGAGATAGCGGAAAGGGCTGAAACTTTTCTTTGGATTTACCGCGCCTAAAATATTCGACACAGAGACGCTGGCGCCGGCAAGAATGGTGTTGCCCACTATTGTGGACATGGAAGCGCCGAAGGCGAAGCTGCCGGTTGCGGCCACGCCGGCCGCAAATAGGTTGAAGTCAGCCGTGAGGCTGTAAAGCCGGTGAGCAAAACCTGCCTCGATGGTGACTTCCAATTGCTCCCGAACCCCACGCGCGATCTTTTCAAAAGCGATATGCTGGGCGAGGGGCTTATCTGGAGCTGTTGTCACCGAAAGATAGCATTCATCAATGTAGGCCAACAAGGCGTCGCACTCATCCTTACGCCGTTCTCGGAACTCTAAAATCTCTTCGATCGGAACTTCCTTGTCCGGCACAGGGAGCGCATTAACGAGTTCAAATCGCAGCGCCCGGCCTTTTCTGGCTCCGGCCCTTCCCAAGCTCCAACCCCAGATGCAACTGCCCAACAGCCTGGGGAGGCTTTCTCCAGCTCTTCAAATGTCTTTGCTCGCGTGTATATCATTATCTGCCCAGCATTGCCGTTTGGGGACTGTACGCGATGGCGTGTAAAGACCTCCTGAGATTCTAGATACGATAGCTCAATTCCCAGCTCATTCATGATGATAGACGTTTGTGGATATGCCAGCTTGTCCCAAAACAGGCACCAAAACCGAACAAGGCTAGGGTCGGTTGAGCCGCCAATGGTGACTCCTTGTTGCTCCAAGACCTTTATCTGTGGTGTAACAATAATACCGCGCAAATTTTTATCCTCATCGGTGATCGAGATGGCTGGCCAAGCAAGAAAAACCCGTTTGTTTCGAACGCAATCTCCCCACCTTCGACTCTTCCAACGGCTCAAAATCATCTGCACATGCTACGGTCAACGTAGCTCTTATTGCCGCTGGCAGTCAGGTAATAGCACCCGCCACGAGGGCCGGTATGATATTGCCGGAACATAGATGGGCGCCGGTGCTTGGTGGGCGACATGTACTCGCCGCCTGAAGCGCGCGCGCCGCAGCGTTTGCCGTCTGCCGCGATGCTACCAGGCGTAGGGCAATTGCCACTGCTGTTTACACTCGGAACGGAGATCGCCGCCGCCGTGCCTGAGTTAGCAGGCGCCACCGACGGTTCGGTTAAAACGCGAGCGGCTGATCTTCCAAAAGCGACCCGTCCTGTGTTCCCGTCGGCTAGGTTTACCAAGCCGGTTCCGTCCATCCCGTTAGGAGACCGATATACTGTAACGGTGCCATATCGGCCGTCTGTACAAGTGAACGGGGCGGAAATGATTGGCCGCGTGTCGAGAGCGTCATAGTTTCCTGTGCAGCTCGTTGACGCTGCTGGATTGGCAACTTGGAAGGTTCCACCGCTCACAGCAGCAGTTGTTGTCCCGATTAGCGCCTCGCCACTATCGAGTTTCACTGCCGCTGGCAAAGTTACAGAGCCGCATGCGGACACAAGCAAAGGCAAAATGCCGATCGCAAAAATTCGATATTTCATTGGATTCCCCAATCCCACTTGGTGATCGAAGCAGAAACTTCCAGTGGAGTCGAGTCTCAATGCTAGATTGTGTGTTGATCGGGAAGCCGCAAGAACAGGATGACGTCTCATAGACGTTTAACCGAAGTGTTTTGGCAACCTTTTCGGTGAGACAAACGATAAAAAACGCATAATGAAATCAAACAGCGAGATTTTGTCTCACTATTTTGTATGTATTTGTATTTTAAGGGATTTTGGCACGCCCTAGGGGAGTCGAACCCCTCTTTTCAGAATGAAAATCTGACGTCCTAACCGATAGACGAAGGGCGCGTGCGCTTGTGGTGTGGCGCCCTTATAGTCAGGCTCCCGAAGGTCTGCAAGCGGAAAAATGCATGATTTGACAAAAAAATGACATGGGCCGCCAGAAGCCCTGAAAAACAAGGATTCTTGTTTCGTAACAAATGGTTAAACTACGCCACCGCGCCCATTTTTGTGCTCTTTGCGCTTCGAGAGCGGTGGAATCGCAAAATCGAAATCGTTGCGGTCGTGCACGGAGATAACGATTTCAGCAGGTCTCCAGAAACGAAAACGGGGCCGAAACGGCCCCGCTCGATATACATGTCGATCGCAGTCTCAGTGCAGAATCTGGCTGAGGAACAGCCGGGTGCGCTCATGCTGCGGATTGTCGAAGAATTCGGCGGGCGAGTTCTGTTCGACGATCTGGCCCTGGTCCATGAAGATGACGCGGTTTGCCACCTGGCGGGCGAAGCCCATTTCGTGGGTTACGCACAGCATGGTCATGCCATCTTCGGCAAGGCTGACCATGGTGTCGAGCACTTCCTTGACCATTTCCGGGTCGAGCGCCGAGGTCGGCTCGTCGAACAGCATGATCTTCGGCTTCATGCAGAGCGAGCGGGCAATCGCCACGCGCTGCTGCTGGCCGCCGGAGAGCTGGCCGGGATATTTGTTCGCCTGCTCGGGGATCTTGACACGCTTCAGATAGTGCATCGCCACTTCTTCGGCTTCCTTCTTGGGCATCTTGCGAACCCAGATCGGCGCCAGCGTGCAGTTTTCGAGGATCGTCAGATGCGGGAAGAGGTTGAAGTGCTGGAACACCATGCCAACCTCGCGGCGCACCTCATCGATCTTCTTCAGGTCGTTGGTGAGCTCGATGCCATCGACATTGATCGTGCCCGACTGATGTTCTTCAAGCCGGTTGATGCAGCGGATCATGGTCGATTTGCCCGACCCGGAAGGACCGGCGATGACGATGCGCTCGCCCTTCATCACCTTGAGATTGATGTCGCGCAGCACGTGGAAGTCGCCATACCACTTGTTCATGCCGATGAGTTCGATCGCCACGTCCGTTGTCGAGACGGTCAGTTTTTTTGCTTGGGTTTCTGCCAT